AATTACATCGATATTTCGTAGACTTAAAAATACAATTTAAAACTGGTCAAACGTATCTCATCGAGATAAAGCCAAAGAAGCAAACTCAAGAACCAAAGGTGCGTACCCGAAAAACGAAAGCATACATTACTGAAGTGCTTACATATGTAAAAAATCAATCCAAATGGTCAGCTGCAAACGAGTATTGTGCAGATCGTGGTTGGATTTTTGAAGTATGGACAGAAGATACCATAAAGGGACTTGGTATAAAATTATTGACATAAATCTACATTATAAATAGATATATGCCGTCTCTTTTTTCTAAAATTCAGTCTGATGCAGAAAAAACTGGATTCTTACCTCGTACAAAAGAATCCAGAGAATGGTTTTATCGTAAAATACGTACACTCTCAAATGTATCTCCATCAAAAGTATTAAACGACGACTCATTGGCAGTAAGAAACAGACCTCTTATTGGTCGTATGTTTATGTTTTTATATGATCCAAAATACAAAGAGACGCTGCCGTATTATGATAGATTTCCACTTATACTCATGGTAGGCCCAGCAAAAAAAGGATTCTATGGATTGAATCTACACTATCTTCCGCCTCGTCAACGCGCAATATTTTTTGATCGCCTGATGGATTATATGAACAACAATAAATTAGATGAAACTACACGGTTTAAACTATCATATGATTTACTAAATGGCACATCAAAATTGCGTGCATACGCTCCATGTTTTAAACACTATTTATATGCACACGTCACTTCTAAAACAGTTGAAGTACTTCCAAAGGAATGGGAAACTGCACTCTTTTTACCAACTGATTCTTTCGTTGGCCAAAAGAATGCCTCAATCTGGCAAAAAACACGTACACTAATCTAACTTATGTCATCTTCAATAAATGATTTTAAATCTGCAATAATGCGAAATGGGGGCTTAGCGCGTCCAAATAGATTTTCAGTAACATTTGCTAGTTTACCTGGTTCATCATCTGTATCAAGGGATATTTCATTTTTATGTGAGTCTGTTAATATACCTGGAAAACAAATTACAACATTAGACTATGATATAGGCACTCGTCGTCCATTAAAAATACCAACCGGTTATATTGAAGATGATGTAACAATGACATTTATTTCAACTAATAATAACGCCATTAAAAAGGCGATAGATGAATGGATGAAAAAAATAATAAACATTGATTCCTATCTACTCGCTAAAGATCACCAAACTTACAAGACTGATATCACAATAAGACAATTAAATGAAAGCGATAAAGAAATTCAAAATGTTAAATTGCAAAACGCATATCCAATAACTTTGAATTCTATTGAACTAGATAATAATGCTGAATCAACAATACAAAAAATATCTGTAGTATTTACATATGATAAATTAGATATCATACGTTAATTAAACAATAAATAACATTATATTATGCCATTACCAATCCTAGAATCCCCAAAATATGTATTGACTGTACCATCTACATCACAGTCAATTGAATATCGTCCTTTTCTTGTAAAGGAAGAAAAAATATTGCTGCTCGCACAGGAGTCAAACAGCTCATCAGAAATGATGTCCGCGATTAAAGACATTATACGAGCCTGTACATTCGGTGTCGTTGACCCAAACGATTTGACTTCGTTTGACTTAGAGTATATTTTCTTAAAGTTACGAGCAAAGAGCGTAGGTGAAGTTAGCAATATCAAATGTAAGTGCGATCATTGTGAAACTTACAACGAGGTGTCTGTTAATATTGATGATATTGAAGTAACGTGGCCAGTTAAAGAAATTAGCAACAAAATTATGTTAACTGATAAAATTGGTGTGGTTCTAAGACATATACGTGTAAATGATATGTCAACGATTATAAGCACATCTGAAGTTGATATGGACACAATAACAAATATGCTTATTGCTTCAATTGATTCAATCTTTGATGACAGTGGAGTGTATCCCTCAGCACAGTCGTCTCGCGAAGAGTTGCTAACATTTGTTAACAGCTTAAGCCGAGCTCAACTTAATAAAATTGAAGAGTATATATCAAACTCTCCTAAACTACAACATAGTGTAAAATTTAATTGTACTGGTTGTAAGACTGACAATGATATTACACTTGTAGGCACACAAGCTTTTTTCGAATAGCCCTCTCGCATGAATCGTTGACTAATTACTATCAAACAAACTTTGCACTCATGCAACATCACAAATATAGTTTAACTGAATTAGACACGATGATACCATGGGAGAGGGAAATTTATATTGCAATGCTAATAAAACACATAAGAGAAGAAGAAGAAAAACGTAAAAAATGACCGCAGAATCGTCACTAGCCCAGGTTGTAAAAGAATTACAAAGTTCTAATTTGTCTCAAGATCTTATTCTTGATACAATCGATAACTATGACTTTACACTTGCGTCAAATGCTGCTCGTGAAAACACTACAGAGGTTCCTACGTTTTTAGATAAATTAGTAGGCATAGCAGGCGATTTAAAAGGCAAATTTGATGTATTAATACGATCTAATGTAGTGTTAGCAAAGCGGTTAGAAGGAAACAAATTACAAGAGCGTGAAAATCGTGACGAATTACTTGATGCTCTTAGAGGTTTAAAACCAGATAAAACACGTTCAGCACCAGCTAAAAATTCTAAGATTGAAATCCCCGGTGGAATATTTGGAAAATTAGCTGGTTTATTTGCAGCGGGAGGACCATTTGCGGGTGGATTATTGAAGGGGTTGGGTAATATATTTGCTACATTAGGTACAAAAATTCTTCCAGCTGGTTTATTGAATATGCTAAGTAAAATGCCAAAAATATTTTCTATTTTTGGTAAACTTACTAAATTGGCTGGCCCAATTGGACTTGCAATAACTGTGGTTACTGGACTTATTGGTGCTATTATGGGTGCAATTAAAGGATATAAAGAAGATGGAGTTATGGGCGCAATTGAAGAAGGATTAATTGGTCTTTTTAATAGTGTTTTTGCTTCGACGATACAAGTACTTGCTGATATAGGAGGTTGGATTTTAAAACTTTTTGGTCTTGAAAAACTTGGAACACTCCTTGGACCAACTGTAAAACAAGTCATTGACCAAGTTATAGATAATTTTAGAAGTTTATTTACTATTTTTGATGCTATTCTTTCATTAGATGCTAATAAATTAACTGATGAATTGGGAAAATATTTTACAAACAGTTGGGAAAATATTGTCAAACCTTTAGGAAATCTTCTTCTTACTGGAATAATGGAAATATTTCCTCTTATTATAAATGGTTTTAAATTTTTATTGTTTGATCTTCCAGTATTTATTAGTAAACTTGGTTATAAAATTATAGAATATTTGATTACTGAAGGACCAGGTATCATTAAACAAATTAGTGTGTTTATTTTTGATGTGATCAAAAATCTTTTTACAGAAGTATTTCCAAATTTATTTAGAACTATTTTTGCTGATGTTGAAAATTTATTCTCTTCTGCTGGTGGCGCAATAGGAGATATAGCAGGTGACATGGGAAATGCAATAAATGAACTTTACAAATCAAGTATACGAGCAATATTGCCAGATCCGAAAGAAGATCTATCAAAGGCAAATCCGAAGTATTGGGTACGCAAGGCAATACCACCAAAAATTTACGAGTATGCATACAGTAGTTCTCCAAAAGAAAAAGAGTCATCATCATCTGAAAAATTAGCAACTGCTACATCATCATCATCATCTGAAAAATTAGCAACTGCTACATCATCGTCATCTGAGAAAATATTAAAGGCTACATCTACAAATAATTTTACCGAACTGTCTAAAACTGAAAAGGCAATGGCTGCAGGTTATGGTTCATGGGATGAGTATGCTGCTTCAGACTTTAAGTGGAAAGCAAACATCAAAGCAACACCATTAACAACTGGCAACACCCTAGCGACTGCCGGCAACGTTGCAAATATAGCACCAACGATAGTTGTCAATAACAATAATGGCGGCAACACTAATAATATTAGTAGCAGCAATGTAAATAATAATATGCCACAAATGATGCCAATACTAACTGGCAGTGCAATGGGTTATTAATCTGCAGTTCGATAATATACAATATTGTCAAACTCTTCAGGAGTTTTTACTCCTGGAAAACTATGCATAATTTCGCCACGTATATTATAGCATATTGTGTGCGGTATGCCATCTATTTTATATTCAAATATAAGCGGTATATTTTCTTCCTTGTCAATATCAATTATTTGCAAACTTGTAGGAGTGCGTTCACAATAGTCACGTAGTGTTTTTAGATGACGTAAACAATCAGTACAATTTAAGTATGTAAATACCTTTATTAGAAAGATCATATTTAGTAGTATATATACAAACAGGGGGTAGAATAGATCTACCCCCTGTTTTTTTCTAATCTTTAAACATTAACCACCTTGAGCAAGCTTTGCAAAGTAGCTAAGCGACTCATCATCGTCATCGTCATCAGTGCTTGACGCAGCAAATGTTGATTCTGAACTATTATAACTTTGTACTGGTTCAACTGACTTACCGACTGATGCGGCAGCGACATTCACGCTTTCTGGTTCAGTGGAAGAACCGGCAAGTGCCTCTGCTCCAAGTACTTCAACAAGCTTGCGCTTAAGATCTGCATACGACTTATAGTTTGCAGGATCAATAAAGTCCTTTAATGAGTACAACGAATTGTAAATCTTCTCAAGCTTAGCTTCGTCTCCGCTGAAAAGTTCAGAGGCTCCTTCAAATTCAGACTTATCATAGTTACGATAGCCTTCAAAGTTGCGAATTTTCAACTTGAAGTTTGCACCTGCCCAAAAATCAAATGGGTTGATTGGAGTCTCATCTTGAAACTGTGGTTGCATAATATCCATAATCTTGTCAAAGATTTTCTTGCCATATTTGTACAAGAAAACTTTACCTTCATTGTCTGGATTTGCTGGGTCACTAAGCACAAGAATATTAGAGACGTAATGCAAACGACGCTTACGCTCGCGAGCAATCTCTTTGTCTTTTTCATTGCCGCTGTTCCAAAGCACGCTATTGATCTCACTTACCGGGTCAGGTTGACCAATACTGGTAAGTGAATTTTCAATGTACCAACGACCAGTTGGTCCCTTAAAACCATGATCCCAAAAGCGAACCCATGGCAGATCTTCACCTTCAAGAGCTGGTAAAAAGCGAATCACGGCATAACCGTTTCCAGCTTTATCAACTACTGGGCTCCAAATACGATCGTCTCCGTATGAAGCTTTTGGTGTACTCAATTTTTCTGCAGCTTCAACAAGTTTATTGATGCTTGCTGCCCGATTTTGTTTTAGTTTATCAAATGACATATGTTTATTTGTATTGCAGTGTATTGTTATTGTGTGATGTTATATAACCACTTGGCTATTATAACATATTTCAAGGCTTTGTAAATGTTTTTATTACAATTTCTTGAAAAGCTTTTTGTTGTAATGGTAAGTTACGAATAAATGGCTTGTAGTTATTTATCTTTAGAGTCATGGCGGCGTAAAGCCCCATCGGGTCAGACACTCCTGCACCGATACGACATGAATAGTTGCATAAGACATCAAGTATGCATAGCGTCTCTACAGAGACTCGACCACTCGCCGCAAAATCATAGAGTGGTATTTGCGAGCCGCGCGGTCGTAACAGTTCATCAAAGTTGTCAGTAATCGACTTGCATGCAGTGAGCTCTTCTTTAAAGCTGTATTGTAATCGCTGTATTTTAGAAGTCCAAAGTGTATAGGCCTCTTCAGACATATTTCCAATCCATTCATTTCCGGAGAGCAGATTGGCTAAAAAATATTCAATTACTGTTTTCTTTTTAACATAACGACGAGCCAATTTTTCAAAAAAATACCGATCACGACGAGACTGAAATGTACTCTCCTTTAAACGTGGTCCCTTAAAGTTAAATTTAAATGCATCATAGTTGCCTTCACTAAAATGCAATTTCATGGCCATATAAATTGACCACGTCTCAAAACCAGAGACTCGTACGTCTTGAACTGTCATGCAAATAGTGATGCGCTCCTAGGCAATAAGTTATTGCGCTGTGCCTCAGCTTCAAGTTTTTCTTTTAGACTGCCGACAACAAGTTTTGAAATGTCGTCAGGATCTATTGTATGGTCATCGCAATAGTCAATGATTGCTTCAAGATATCCTATAGATTTGAGACGAACCCGGCGCTCAATTTCAAGAGCAAACTCCTGTTTTGTTAAAATTTTTATTGGTAATTCTTCAGACATATTATATTTTGTGTTCAACTACTTTTAAGATTATTGTTTGTTCATTTATACGGCCATTTGCTGGTTTTTTCTTAACTGTTAAGTTTACAAACAATTTGTCAAGTTGTTTTGGTGTAGAACTTAAAATGTTATTTAGAGTCTCTTTGGGTTTACGAAGAGTTGCAATAAAGCTGCTTGACGTGTCATAGCCTTTTAATGAAGTTCCTTTTACTTCAAAGCCAGCCGCCCCAGATGCAACATAGACACTCAGCGCCCGCGTTTTTGTATTAAAGAGATAGAGTCTCTGAGAAGTTGGAATGCGAGTCGGAGAAACAGAGTCTAGGCTCCAGTCTGATGAATGTTGTTGATACTTTAATTTTGAAACCTGTTTGCTAGCATCCTTAACCTTTTTCTTACGAGGCTTGCGAGTAGAATTTTTAATTTTTGCATGGTTACGAACGTCACTAATCATGCTTTCAAGCGACTTTACAATCTTACGAAGTTCTGCCTTTGGTAAGTGCGAATAACCTTCAACAAGTTGTTCATCCTCACGCTGAAGCGCTCCGTTATACTCAGTATGGTTCTTTTCTAACCAATCAAGTATAGTCTTACAGCCTTGTGCAGGAATCTTAGAGTCTCGTAAAGCGGCAGACATATTAAAAGAAGCATTTCCAGAACGTGTGGTTGCCCATTGATCGGTGCAATCCTCAAGTTGCACAACAATCTCCTTGTGCACTCTCTCGCGTATACGATCAAGTGGACTTGGAGTTGCAACTTTAACCTTTGTGTCATCATTATTATCTGACGATGAGTTTGCTCGTAAAAGCGTAATTGCTCGTTTTAACTCATGATGCACAACTGACGCATCATCCCTTGGAACTGGCGGCTCATCATGAAAAGGAAGTGTTGCAAAATATTCTGTTGCTTGTGGGTGTATACTTGGCATTCCGCGCGTCAAGCATCGCACAAGTTTGCCAACAGTGCTTGGTAAAACGTTTGGGTTTGCCTCTTTGATTGCAGAGACATCATCCTTGTTATACCCGTTGATCTTCATCCAATCAAGCACGAGTGGCTTCATCGCTGCAGTATCCAAGTAGTAATTATAAAACCCTAAAGCACGAGCCCGTGTCTTATAAAACTTTTCAATTGGCCAAGTTTCCCAACCATTCCATTCTGGCTCGTCGCCTGTCCACTTTGCGTCTGGCGCAATTACGCGTCCAGCTTTAAATGCATTACTCATTTGTGTCAAAAATTGAAATTATTCTAGAAATTTTAAAGGCTCTCCACCCATTCACTTCAAGGTCATATGCCTTGATGCAGTCACAGTTTTCTCCGCTCGCACACGTCTTTTCTTTGATTGTATGCGGAGGAAGCAGACTAGGTTGAAGCGTACACTTCATACTACGAACTGTGCCATCAGCTTTGGTAAAAGTGACGAGTACGACTCCATTTTGAAGTTGCTCCAGTATTTTTTCTTTATCAAACTTATTGTTTGTCATAAGACTATTATACACCATTTTAGATTAAAAGTAAATAAGAAACTTTAATAAGTTTTGCAGCGATAACTATCAGCTTGCATTTTAAGTTCGCAAATTTTGCAGAGAGCGCTTTCATAAGACGCTCTCAAACTGTCACCCTTTGATTCGCTTTGACAAGTTATAAGCCAAAGCAAGTTTGCTGTTGTAGTGTCAATGTATACATAATGTTAGATATTCCATGCTGCTAATGTATGTTTAAATGGCTCTCCTTCAATTTCTGATACAAGTCGGAGCATCTCTGCTGAGATCTCACGTATCTCTAGCTGTGCATGCTCAGAGTTTCTCAACTTCAAAAAGTTTGCAAAGCTACGCATATTAAATTGAACATCAGCCTGAATTTGACTGTTGTATGTCTTAAAGAATCGAGCACTTTCCTTCGCTCGTTTACGACCAAGAATGGGTGTAAGGTCGGCAAGACAATCATGATAGAGCATATTACCAAGTTTTGTGTATTGCTCTAAGATTTTAACCCAATCAGCACCTTCATCAAGGTTTCGAAAGAATACCTTTGTTGTATTAGCTTGAACACCTTTCCAATCTTCAGGCAGATAATACTTGTCGTCGTTTAGTTCTTTATATCGGGCTGATTCAGCATTAATGCTAGAAATACGATGCTTGAGCAAATGAATATGAGTGGCAATGTCAGTATCAACAAGAAAATGCACGCTGCCTTTCTCAAACGGTGTTTCGTGACCATTAGACCACAACATGTTGATGAGTCCAGGAATGCGCGATTTCTTTTCATCAGTTAATTCTCGTGATGTGCTTGTCCACGCACTACAAGCGATAGTTTCATCACACCCATAATGCCCAATTAGTTCTACTTTATTTATCATAAATTTTACCAAGAAGATTGATAGAAGAGGCGTTCGTTATCCCAATCTGTATAGTCAATCAAACCCGAAATTATTTGAATACTGCTCTCTACTTTATCCCAATAGTAGTCGTCTACTTCAGTCGACCCCCAAAAGAATCCTTGCGTGGGAGGCAGCTTACTAGGATTCTTAAGATGGTAAACATCCTCAAGAATCTCTAACAGTTCAAAAAGAACATCTTTATCTAGTTCATAAAGATCGCATTCATCTACACCTGCCTGAACAGTTGTAACAAACCACTGATGCAGTGCATTAAACTTACGCCAGTATGCAACCTCTTGGAAGATTGAGTAATAATCAGGACACGTATCTTCATACGGGCGCTGCAATGGTTCAAACTCCGCAACTTCTGGCTGTCCAGGTTCCGGATTGCGATTAAGATCGCTCAGTTCTTTAATAGAGTGAGCAGTCTTCTTAACTTTAAATATATACATGTCAAGTCCCATACGTTTATTATATTAGAGTTCCTTAATCCCAGAGTATCTTCTCAGTAAATTCAAATGTCTTTACTACACGTGTACTCCTTGGATGTCGTTTGTTAATTTCTTTCTCTGCGTCTTCAGCGCTATGATACAGACCACAAGTTTTCAACCAAAAGCACAAAACTTTTGATTCAATCTTGTAGTATTTGTCGTTTGTGAGGGGATTTTTCTCTTCTATGATTCGATAGTGTGAAGTCATATTCTTATTATTATTCCTTAATACCAAAAATCTTCATCACTAGCTTTATAAATGATATAGCATACTGCAAACATCGCGAGTGAGCCTAAAATTATTGTTATCCACATATCACTCATAAGAAAATGTTTTTACTACTCTGTTTGGATTTTTCATCAGTTTCATAACCATATCTTCTGCGGCTTCCGCTGTCGCCCAAATTCCATAATGATACTCTGTGACCCAAAACCAAAGAAACTTTACTTGAATTGCATAGTATATTCTAGCAGTTCGATGATCTATGCGTTCTACAATTCTGTATTGTTTACTCATCTTGTTTATGTTGTTTAGCTAGTTTCTTTGCCGCAAGAGCATAAACCTCAAAGAAAGTTTCGCGGTCTTCTAGTGATAGCTGTAGCACTCGCTCACCTACAGTCTCTAAGAATGTGTCTTCTTCTTTAGAATCATAGACAAGATCAGCAATCACTATATTATTCTCTTTGCCTTCAAAGCAGTTCTTGTGAATGCTACACATATCTTTTATGATGCGATCTCCAATATCATTCCAACCATCATCAATATATTCCTGCAATTTACCATATTTAGGATTGGGAAAGAACTTAACAATAACAACTCTTTTGTCTACATCTTCTGGAGGTTTACCAATATAAGTCGGAGGCTGTGCGCCAATGTTGTCAATTCTAATCTTCATAGTTTTGTTCGGGTACATTATTATCAAAGAGTTCCTTCCAATCTTCTACTGCTTTCTTCTCCTGTGAAAAGCCGTCTTCATCCATAAAGGATGAGAAACTATCCGTAAAGTATGCAAGTGCTCGATAGAGTGCATGTCCTCTTTCAACGAGCTTTTGATTGAGTTCTGCTACGGGTTCGCATGCGTAACATGCGCCTTGAAAGCCATTGTGTAGCCTATAGTTTTCTTCTTTGAGAGAGTCAATCTCTTGTTGTAAATCAGCAAATCTGATGTCAAGTACTTCACGTATGGAATCTAGTCTATTCATGTTATGCTCCTGGTTTTGATCCAACTGCGATCTGAGATTTGAAAGATTCTCCACAAAATTCAAAACTCATTATATCTCCGAATGGTCCTTCTTCGATGTCAGAAAATTCCACCTCGTCGGTTGAAATCCAACCCCATTGTCCAGCGCAAACCCAAGTTTTTTGTTTCATATTCATCAGTGTTCAATTGTGTCGTTAAAGTGTGGGACCTTTTCCCATCCAACCATCTTGCATTTATAGAATGTGCCGTTGATGCCAATTACGTCTCCACGAGAAAGTGAGTGGAGCTTCGCATCAGCGAATGTCTGACGCACAAACATCTGCTCAGCGTCAAGAAAACTTTCTGGGGCATTGGTCGCTTCGAACAGCCATTCAGGAGTATTGTCTTGACTATACTCAGTCATGCAGCGAAATGTGATGTGTCGTTGGCGATCGTCAGCGTCATCGACAAATCGGTTATTGAGGCTACGATAGAGTGAAACTGTGGCTACGGCAGAGGTAATATCAGTGGTGGTCATATTGTTGCTTACAGGATTATTATACACTAAAACCCGCAAAAAGTACACAACTTTTTTCATAAAAGTGAAAAAACTTCACTTTTTTTCAACCTCCAGGGTCAAATTTCAGTCAATTCCAGGCCCCGGTCTCAGTCTGGTGACGTATGGAAAGCGTGGAATGCCATCTGGGGTAAGATTGAAATAGGTGCATGTAGCATATGTTCCACGAAGAGACTCAGCATCCTTTAAGAGCTCTTTCAAAAATGAGTGTGTGCCTTTAATGTTGCTTCGAAAGGTTTTTCCATCTGGTCTTTGCAAGACCGCATAACCAGCCATGCCGCTCTTGTTGCCATTGCCTTCGCAAATTTCAACAATGAGATATTCGCCATCCTGAAACTCTTTGCGCTTGAGCAGCGAGTCACTACGCTTACACTCGTATGGCGCGTCAACTCGTACCATCTGACCTTCATAGCCATCTTGCAAATAATTTTCATATGTCGCATCAAGGGAAATCTCGTCACATACCATAGTGGTAGGTACATCCACAATAATGTTTGGATTTAACTTGAATGTGTTTGCATAGTAAGCAGCCTGAGAGGAACGTGCCGAAAACTTTTTACTTGGGTCAACCGTATCATACCACCAAAATTGGATCTTATTGGCACACTCCTGTAGGTCTGCAGCGGATGGTTTGGTTTTTTTCACAAGACTACAAATACTATTAAAGTCATCCTTATATTTGTGAGTATAAAGCTCGCCATCAAGCACAAGATCTGGATGTGCCTTAAAAAGAGGAGCCAACTCCTGCAAGATATGGGGAATCGTAACCCAAGGCTTGCCATTTCGTGTAGTTGCCCCCTTTGCTGTGATGACTGCTCGTAAACCATCAAGCTTTGGTTGACTATAGACTGGATAGACGACACGACTTTTGCGATCTTCCCATTTTTTAGCAAGCATTGGCTCAATATAAAGACTGCGATCAATGTCAGCAATTGACTCAAAACAACCACTTTCCTTTTTCTTTTTCCAGAGTGCTTGTGCCTCGAAAAGTGCTTGAGCTGAAATGTCGCGCTCATTTGCTCGGCCGACATTAGTGGCTTCACATGTGGTCCACAGTGTGGTCACAATCTTGCCTCCGACCTTGCCATGATGGGTACGACACCGTCCATCTTCGATTTCAATCGTCCATTCTTGAATGCTCCCAGTCGATGTACGACTGTATAGTGTAGGTAATTTCATACGATATAAAGTTGAAGTTTAGCGCATGCCACGAACATAGTCCTTTTCACGGAGTTTGTGATAGGTGCGTTCAAGAGTCTTCATTCCAGTATGGGTGCATACAATCCAACCGTCTGGTTGACGAGTAAAAGTCCATGCTGCTCCAATGCCAAATCGTCCTCGTTTTGTATAGATACCAAGGGCTTCGGCTGGGGTGCGAGCAAGTACTGTCGCTTCTCCACCAGTTTTTGTCTTTACAATGTATTCTTTGTCCATATTTTTGTGTGTTGAGAGATTAGAGAGCATAGACTCGGCTGTGTTTGCTTTTACAAATGACCTCGCCTGTAAATTGACCTTCTAGATAACGGGCTCGTAGTGTGCCAGCATCGGTGTCTTCGACTCGCTGCATAAGTAGAGCGCCTTCATAGTTAGAACTTTTGAATAGTCCACCAACTGGAATCGCGCTCAAAAACCACCGTAGCTTTCGTGGCGTCGCCTTGGTTGGTTTGAAGAGGTGATGAAAGCGAACCGAAGTGGGGGACCAGCCAGAATGTTTGAGAACTTCAAGCACAATGAGTGGTTCGTACCATTGCTCTTGAATTATATCAGTGACACGATAGAGTGTGATGTCATCTGCAACGTTGCTGTCTTTGATGATGTCTCCAATGCGAACGTCTTGCTCAGAGATATGAGCTTCATAATCAGCGAGGGCAAGTTCTGCAGCCTCTGCTAATGTGGCGGAGTATTCTTCGGAACTGACTTCTGAGGCGTAGTAGGTGGTGGTCATATTGTTGCTTACATGGTCATTATAGCATAAACCGCGACAAAAGTACACAACTTTTTTCATAAAAGTGAAAAAAGGTCCCGGACGGTGTCCCCGTATAGAGAAAATGACCTCCTGGAGGCCTAAAAAAGCTCACAATTGAGGGATATCTGCACGGAGATACCGAAAAAGCTCTAGGGTTTGACGAATATCATAGGCAGCATCATGCGCGGCAGACTCATCCCATCCTAATTCAGCACATTGACACAGGGTTCCAAGTTTGAAATTTGGGAGAGCGCCTCGTACCCTCATTGTCATCCATGCGGCGGCTTGCATCACACAGATTGGTGGGTTCCAAAACCAACTGCCAAAAAACTGATCTCCATTTTTCTCAAAAAACCTACGAATAAAATCAATATCAAAAGCAGCGTTATATGCAACAAAGTGAAGCTTGTCCTTTTTATCAAACCTATCACAATGACGTCCTAACATTTCAACTAGTTGCGAATATGCCTCTCGAGCAGAAAGAGGCAAATCACTTAAACTTTGGAGAGTCATTCCTGTTTTTGTGAGTGCTTCGTCCTGAACGTATTCTAGAGACAGTGGACGAAATCTCAAATCACATTCTTCAAGAACGTTAAGATTTGCGTCAGTAATTATTCCACTAATTTGAAATATTTCATTCCGGTCACGATCAAGACCAGTTGTCTCTACGTCAAGAAAAAAATGTTTGTATCCTGTGTATTGTGTGCTCATGATTGCTTATAATAATATAGTTTATGAGAAAGTTGAATGTTTGATAGTAAGAGGTGAGCCTCTGGAGTTGCTGGCCGGCCTATATGAGTTGAAAATATATTATGCACCACATTTGCGACAGAGATGTCGTCATCTGTATCCAAAGAAGACGCATGTGTTTCAAACTGGAAAGCCGATCGATATCCAGTTTCGGTTTTAGGATTTTGCGCGGCATACATCCAAGTTTGAGACTCTGGGTCCGAACAAACATATTCCCATAATTTTCCATAGTTGCACCATATTGCACTGATAATATATTCACGCACGTTTATAGCGGTGTTGTTATAGTTTTTATACAGCGAGCACAACAATATTCCAGAACTTATAATCTCGTGAGTGTGGTTACATAGACCTCCAACATATGAGTATGGAGAGTCTGGTTCCAGACTCAAAGGACATGTCAAAAAGGTTGGTGAGTCAAGTACTGGGAGACAATAATCCACAGTATTTGAGTCCTCACACAGCTTTTTAAGTTCATCTAGTGTTAACATATTTTTTTTTAAAATTCAGCCGCATATGGCATGCCATCACCACCTCTAAACACATAACCATTTACATATTGAGGATCAGGATCAAACCCATGTGCAACCGGGGTAATTGTTGTCCGGCGATATGAGCGATAACAATTGTATGACCGGTACGTAGATGATGAGTGCGAACCAGAATATCTATAGTAACCAACCGATGAATAGCCGGTTGGGGTATATTCGACAACACAACTTGTTAAGCAAATTGACAGCAGTGCAACTATTAAACGTTTCATATTAAAGGCTTTCGTCAATATTTACAAACCCTTCATCAATCAAGTAAGAAACTATAGTTTGTAGTGTCACTAGATCTGGAAGTGGATCCAATGTAAAACAGCCATTGACATAGTAGACATCATGACCGCGAAGGTGAGCAATAAAATTTGATTTGTCATTCATGCAGTCAAAAAGATATACAGTGTCATAAGAATCAAAATGATCATAGTAATGCCCTGTAAAGCTTTAGGCGACAACATTTCGACTATGCATAATGCTGCAAAAATTTTTAGATTATGAAAATCTTTATTAAAAATTTTAGTAATTGCCCAATCCGCCCACAGCACTTGTAGATATATTCCAAGTGCTACAATTGCAAAAAAAGCAATTATGAATGCAAACGCCAGCGGCTTAGATATAACTTTCATATGACTTAAGACTGAGCACTAGCCAATTCCTTCAACTCATTTTCTAAAACATCAACTACTCTCTCGAGCGTGAGGTTTTCAGTTTGAAGGTCAAGTGCTTCAGCATAGCGGGCATCGGGCAAAATCTCAGCAATAT